GAGCAGTACGGCCACATCTGGGAAGGCGACTACATGGTGGTGAACGAGGGCGCCTATTGGGCCAAAGACCTTGTTCTCGCCAAGGAGCAAGGCCGCATCGGTCGTGTTGCTGCTGACCCGCTGATGACCGTTCGCATCTTCTGCGATATAGGCGGGACTGGCGCAAGGGCTGACGCATTCACGATGTGGGCGGCGCAGTTCATCGGCAAAGAAATCCGGGTGCTGAACCACTACGAAGCTGTGGGCCAGCCAGCGGCAACGCATGTCGGATGGCTTCGGGAGCAGGGCTACACGCCAGACAAGGCTCAAATCTGGCTGCCCCATGACGGCGACACGCAGGACAAGGTGAATGATGTTTCGTATGCCTCTTTCCTGCGGGAAGCCGGGTACACGGTCACGGTGATTCCGAACCAGGGCAAGGGCGCAGCAAAGATGCGCGTTGAAGCCGCACGAAGGCTGTTCCCGTCGATTTGGTTCAATGAGACCACGACAGAAGGCGGGCGCGATGCCTTGGGCTGGTACCACGAAAAACGCGACGAGCAGCGCGGCATTGGCCTGGGGCCGGAGCATGACTGGTCAAGCCACAGCGCAGACAGCTTCGGGCTGATGTGCGTGGCGTATGAGGAACCGCAAGCAGCCAGGAAGGCTGCACCACAAATCATTTCTTGGATGGGCTGATGAGCGACAAAGACACACTTGCCGAGGCGCTTGAGCACTTCAAGCTGTCGGAAGAAGCAGAGTCCGAGAATCGCAAGGCCTGGATTGATGACGTCCGTTTTGCCCGCTTGGGCGAGCAGTGGCCCGATGGCGTGAAACGCCAGCGCGAGATTGATGGGCGCCCCTGCCTGACGATCAACCGCATGCCCGCCATGCTGCGTCAGGTGGTGAACGATGCACGGCAGAACAAGCCAGCGATCAAGGTTCACCCGGTCGATTCTGGCGCCAAGCGTGAGACGGCAGAGATTCTCAATGGCTTGATTCGCAACATCGAGTACACATCCAACGCCGATGTGGCCTACGACACGGCGCTAGATCATGCCGTGACGGGTGGATTTGGCTACTTCCGCATCGATGTGGACTATGCCTGCGACGATGAATTCGACCTCGACATCAAGATTTGCCGCATCGCCAACCCTCTGACGGTGTACGGCGACGAGAACAGCACGGCCGCTGATTCCTCGGACTGGAACAAGGCGTTCATCACCGAGCTTTACACCGAGCGCGAGTTTGAAAAGCGCTGGAAGGGCGCTGAGAAATCCAACTGGGAATCCAGCTACCGCGATCTCCCTGACGGCTGGCGCGATAACGAGCTGGTTCGCGTTGCTGAATGGTGGACGCGCGAGGAAGTGCCCGCCAAGCTCTTGAAGCTGTCGGATGGCATGGTGCTGTACGTCAATGAGTACATGCGCATCAAGGACATTCTGGACGCGCAGGGAATCACCGTTGTTGGAGAGCGAGACACCAAAACCAACAAGGTCAAGCAAAAGATCATTTCCGGCGCCGAGGTGCTGGAGGAAAACGAATGGGCTGGCAAGTACATCCCCATCGTGCCGGTGTACGGCGATGAGGTGATGGTGGAGGGCAAGCGCCATTGGATCAGCTTGACGCGCTGGGCCAAAGACCCGCAGCAGATGTTCAACTACTGGCGCACCGCCTCCACCGAGCTGGTGGCACTGGCGCCAAAAGCGCCGTACCTTGGCCCGAAGGGCGCGTTCAACACCGACGCCAACAAATGGGCCACTGCGAACAACGTTTCGTACCCGTACATTGAGTACGACGGCGGCGTGATGCCGCAGCGTCAGCCCTTTGCAGGGCCTCCAGCGGGGGCATTGCAAGAGGCGCTGAATGCATCGGATGACATGAAGTCCACGATGGGCATCTACGATGCGGCATTGGGCGCGAGGTCGAATGAAACGTCGGGCCGTGCAATTTTGCAGCGCCAGAGAGAGTCCGACACAGCGACGTTCAATTACATCGATAACTTGAGCCGCGCCATTCGCCATGCGGGCCGGGTGATGGTCGATCTAATCCCGAAGGTTTACAGCGCTCCACGCATCATCCGTGTGATTCACGAGGATGGTTCAAACGAATCCGTCCCTATCAACCAGCCATTCACGCCAGACCAGGCCAAAAGCCCGCAGGCACAGGCGTATGAGGCTGGCAAGACGCAAGAGACCGTTGACGGCCTGACGCGAATCTATGACGTCACCACGGGCAAATACGATGTGACCTGTGAGGCCGGGCCGAGCTTCTCGACAAAGCGCGAAGAAGCCGCCGCCCAGATGATGGAGCTTGGCCGCATGTTCCCGCCCATGATGCAAGTTGCTGGTGATCTGCTGGTGAAAAACCTTGATTGGCCTGGCGCTGACGATATTGCAGACCGACTCAAGGCCATGCTTCCACCACAGTTGCAAGGCCAGTCGCCACAGGTCATGCAGATGCGCCAGCAGATGCAGCAGATGGACCAGATGGCAAAGCAGGCCGTTGGCCAACTGAACCAGCAGATTGCGCAGCTCCAGCAACAGTTGCAGCAGGAAAAGAGCCACGACGCACAAGCAATGCTCCAGGCTGACATTGACCGCAAGAAGCTGGAGATTGACGAATACAACGCCGTGACCAACCGCATGAAGGTCACTGCTCCAGCTATGACGCCGCAGGACATTCAGATGCTCGTCATGCAGACAGTCAGGCAGGCGCTAGAGCCGCCAGCGCATCAAGAAGAACAGCAACCGCCTCCGGGCGGTTTTTTTATGCCCGGTGAACAGCCCCCACCGGCCATGCCGTAAGGCTGAATGGGGCAGCGCATCGCTGAGAAGCGACCGCAGGAGCACAAATGGAACTGGAACAACCCTCCGGGGATTCCCAGGTGCAAGATGACCAGGACGCAGGCACCACGTCCAACGAACTTGACGAGATCGAGCTTGACGAAAACGGCCTCCCTGTGGAGCAACCCGTTGACGACGAAGACGAACTCGAAGAAGACCTCGATGGGGTCAAGGTTCGAGGGAAGAAAGAGGCCCTAGAGCGCCTCAAGGCCGAACGCCTGATGCAAGCGGATTACACCCGCAAGACGCAGGAAGTGGCCGAACAACGCAAAGCCGTAGAGGCAGAGCGTGAGCGGGTTGAGCAAGCCCGCGCATTTGAGCAGCAGAACCTGGACATTGTTGCGGACATTCGCGCAATGGATCGGCAGCTTGCCCAACTGAGCCAGATCAATCTGATGCAGTTGAGCGAGTCTGACCCCGTTCAGGCCCAGCGGCTCATGTTGCAGTTGCAGAACCTGCAATCCCAACGCGGACAGGCTGCAAATGCGCTCGCGCAACGACACCAGCATTTCCAACAGGTGCAACAGCAACAGGCTGCACGGCAACTGGAGGAAGGCAGGCAAGTCCTGCAGCGCGAGATTCCTGGCTGGAATGCTGACCTGGCATCCAAGCTGATGGAGTTTGGCAAGTCGCGTGGATACCCGGACAGCGTTCTAGCGAACGTGACCAATCCGCGCTTCGTGATCGATCTGTATCAGCTCTACCAGACGGCAGAAGCCAAGAAGAAAGCCACCACTCGCAAGCCGGTAGTGCAAGAGAAGCCCGTCACTCGCGTCAGCAGCGCGAGCAAGGCAAGCGCATCTGTTGACCCGGACAAGCTCTCCCCAGAGCAGTGGGTGAAGTGGCGCAACTCGCAAATCAGGTCTCGCAAATAAGACCTTCTTTCAACCCTTAACGCCGAGAGGCGCCAGGAGCCAACATGCCCAACAGCATTCTTACCCCCACCGCAGTGACCCGCGAGGCGCTGCGCATCCTCCACCAAAAGCTGAACTTCGTCGGCAACATCAAGCGAGACTATGACGACTCGTTTGCCAAGTCCGGTGCAAAGATCGGTGACAGCCTCAAGATTCGCCTGCCGAACCAGTACACGGTTCGTACCGGCGCGACCCTGAGCGCGCAGGACACCAGCGAAATCAGCACAACCCTGCAAGTCGCCACGCAAAAGGGCGTTGACCTGAACTTCACTTCGGTTGACCTGACCATGAGCCTGGATGACTTCTCCAAGCGCATTCTCGACCCTGCCATGTCGGTGCTTGCCGCCAACATCGAGGCAGATGCGCTGTCGATGATGCTCGACGTCTATCAGAGCGTGAACAACATCGGCTCTGCCATCACCTTCGGCAAGCTCATGTCCTCGCGCAAGGTGCTGAACGACGCTCTGGCGCCCATGGACAACAACCGCTCCATCCTGCTGAACACGCAGGACAACGTGGATTTGGTTGACGGTCTCAAGGGCCTGTTCCAGGACTCCGCAGCGATCAAGGAGCAGTACCGCGAGGGTTCGATGGGCCGTACTGGTGGCTTCGACTTCTACGAAAACACCCTGATCGCCAATCAGACGACCGGCACCTCTGCTGCTACTACGGGTTACACCGTCAATGGTGCTGTGACCGTCAACGGTTCTACCGCTGTCACCCTGGC